AGTCTTGCGTTCTTGCGGCGGTTACAGTGCTCATCCTGTTGCATACTGCCTTGTGAGAAACCAAACATTGTCATTTGGATTCCCGATGTTGTGGGTAATAGACAACTATCGTTACCACCACCTCCCATTACTGTAGGAGCAATAGAGGACATTACAGGTGCGGCCTGAGAAGCCCCAGCGGCATTGTAATTATTGGTTTCGTTAGTTGTCGCATTGTTACTATCGACTTCACTGTCTTGGTAGTTGTTACTGAAGTCTCCGTTGACGTCATTTGCATACGCTGAAGTTGTCAGCAGTATTAATATAAGGGCGAATAGTTTCCACATTCTTCAACCATAACTTTCTCTACTTTGTAATCTTGGCACATCAGCTTTGTCGCCGCATCTGTGTGACCTATGTAGGCCAATGTCTGTGCGTTGAGATTACGTTCACACACTGTATCTCCCATAGGACATGAGGACGGAAATGCTATCGGAGTGTCTACATGGATTTCGGGGATACAGGCTGTTGTTAGTAATAAGGTTGCTAGTGCTAGGACAAACCTAGTCATCGCGGTTTGCCATCTTTTCGACTGATGTGCGGATGTGTTCTATGTTCACGTCTATCCGTGCCATTGAGACGGCTTGCGATTGAACCATCTGTTCTACTTTAGATATACGTTGTCCGAACTCAACGATGTCTGTTTGGTTTTCTTGGATGTCTGACATCATCATTGAGACAGTCCAAACGATTGCTCCAGCTTGTGTGATTAATCCGATGAGGAGGGTTGCGGGGACACTCTTGGCTATGTGCCAGCCATCAGTAGTGTCTGCCATTAGCTTGCTGTGTAACCATTACCAGCGGAAATAGCCGCATTAGTTGCTGTCATACTTTCGTCTGTCCAGTAATCTTTAGCAACCATTAGTTCTAGGTGCTGAGTATTACGATCCACACAGTCTTGTCTGTCTGCCATCATTCAGCATCCGCAATAGTCAGAGTACCAGCTTCGACTTGCTTGAGTATCTCTGCGTAATGCCTGTTGGCTGGGGCTAGTGGGACTGACATCTCTTGTCCGTCTATTGTGCAATTTACACAACAGTTTACATCACTAGAGTTTTTACTATATTGTGCATTTGTAATTGTCATATTATTTTCCATGATTATAACTCCGCACTAAGGCTTACTATTGCCGCCTCAACTTTTGAAAACATAATGCCACCTTGCCCTGCCGTACCACTGACTTCAGTGGCGTTGTAAAGATTAACTTGCCTTGGGTTACCTATGCCAGCGTCTATGCTTATACTATTAAACGTATCTTGCGCCCCATTCCTACTAAAACCATAGTAATCTGTCCCTGCAACACGTTCTAAGGTAGGCTCAGTCCTCATTTCAACTTCCATTTTATAGATACCTTCTAGAAAAGTAGAATTGTGCATTATGCCAGTCATTATTGCTGAACCAGTAATACCACTTTCTCCCCCTGCGATTCGTTGGAAGTACCTTTTGCAAGCTAAAAGTTCATCTCCGTATGACCTATGCTCGAATGGAGTAGCAGTGTCGCCGACTTCTAGTTGGACTCCTGTGATATAGAATGTGTTGTTAGTAGAGGCGATCCAAGATGTTGTTGTATTGTTTGCACCAATAATGTTGCCATCCCCCCAAGTATCGGGCGAAGCTGAAAAGCCGCCTTCCCACAGACAAAAACGCAAGTCAATACCTTTGCCATTATCCGTTACCCATGTGCCAGAGGTATCTGCGGTAATTGTAATGCTTTTTTGCTCCCATGTGTCGGCACTATCTATTGTGTAATTTGCAGTGTAATATCTGTTTGCGGCAGAGTTGCGAAATGATACGCTGTAAGTACCTACAACATTTGAACGAGCATAAAAAGATAGAGTAATCTGCTTTGCATTTGCAGTTCCAAACCCAATTTGAGCAGTATCGTATCCTTCGACCACATAGCGCAAGCCCCCAAAATCACTAGAGCCAAGAGATGTGTCAGCGGTAGAAACGCTAAGTAGAAGGCTGTTTCTAAATCCATCTGGTGCAACGCTAGATTGAGAAACATCAACAACCCCTGCCCCGTTGCGGAAAATATTGAAACGGTCTAGTAAAAAACTACCATCAGAAGGCGCACTTGCACTCGTCCCACGTTGTGCCACTTGCATAGCACCATTGATTATCAAGTTTCTGTTCGACAAAGCCCCATCGTCATAGGCGTTACCCAAGTCTGCTAATTGTCTAGCTTTAGTCATTTAGATAACCCCTTTATATTTCTTGTGCATCCATAGCTGTCTGGTATGCAGTCTTCACTGCGTCTGTCCAAACTGCATTGCATATTGCTTGTACTTCTGTTGACTCACCTGAGATGTTAGTGTCCGCCCATGTACCTTCAGTAGTAATGACACGATTTTCATCTCTAACTTCACCCGATTTAGTTGAGCAAGATAAGACGTGACGATGGAATGATCTACTGATCTCTGTGCCATCTCGTGCTATCACAGTGGCGGTTCTTATTTGCACATGTTTATGATCTGAAACGATCTCAATCTTATCTTCTACTTGTGTTTCTGTAAGTGCCATATTGGCCTCCTATGTTTTATCGTGGCTTTATTGCCACCTGTCCGACCCAAAGCTATGCAGTGGGTTAATCGTCTGTAAAATATGTAATTCCAAATATTAAGTTAGTTTGGTTTGACCCACCCGTCATAATCCAAATCTGATTTTGAGCATAAGCAAATATAGTACCTAAGTTGTTTAATGCTCCGTTTGCCGCATTTCCTATACCTTTGTTTCCAGCGGTAGATGGGTTGAAAGGTAAACCTCCCATATAGCCGCCCATGCCTATTGTACCGCCAGTTTGTTCTACTTGTACTCTTACTAGTCTACCTATTTTGGTGTACCTTGCACTAAATGTAGGTGAACTCCACGGAGAAACATTGCCTTGTGTAGGAGTCCAAGTCCCCTCTTCATAATCGTCCAACTTATTAGCCGACCCAGTACCGCCGAGGAAGACACCGCCTGATAGGTAAGCGTCTTTGAAGCGAGTGTTTGACTCACCTAAATCTATTGCATTATCAACACGGCTGTTTGAAGCCATATTAAATGGTCTAACTGAAGAACCTCCATCAAAGAATTGTAACCCACTATTAGTTCCTGTTCCAATAGTTAAGTCAGCACCTTCAACACCAATACTACCTACAGTATTGCCGTCTTTGGCGAACTGAACAATGTCGCCATCTGTTGAAAGGCGGTTAAAGTAACCTACCTCAGATGTAGTTGCAGTGAAGGTTGCTGCACGGCCTGTAGCCGTTCCTCTGTAAGCGTGAATTTGCCCATCAGCATATGCTGTGAAAGTAGAGTTTCCACCCGCACTTGTGCCGCCCACCATTACATTTTCTGAACTATCAATTGTGAGTGCCGTGGCGTTACCATTGTCGTCGATGCTTGGTGTACCAGAAGGTATGTTTGCTGGTGTAAACGTAGTAAATGCAACAACCTCTAGGATGTCACCTGTAGACGCACCTGATGCTAAGACAACATCTGATCCATTCGTAGCTGTGTAGTCTGCGGAAGCTAACTTAACTCCATTGAGATATACGTCTAAGAAGTTAGGAGTGTACCCACCTGTAGCAAACGATGTCTGCCCTGATGTAGCTGTGAAGCTATCCCTTGTCTGTGTGGCTTGTGGTACTGGCTGTGTGCCTATGTAACCTGACATGTGATTAAGCCTCCAATGCTTCTACCCTAGTCTTTAGGGATGCTATTTCTGTTAATGCTTCTTGTAGTGCGGCTGTGAGTAACGGCACTAGTTTGCTTTGGTCTATGCCTTGGTAGACAGGGATTGTGTTACCATCATCGTCTAACTTATTATCTCCAACAGAAACACCATCTGGTAACTCTTCACTATCTTTCCAAACTTTAACTTCATCTTTAGCACCAGTAATTGCCTCTGGTACTACTGTTGCAACTTCGTGAGCTAAGAAGCCATCTACTACTGTATCCGTATCATCAGCTATAAAGTTAAATCGTGATGGGTTAAGTTGATTAACTCTTGCAGATGCACCTGTTAGGTCTACTACGTTTTCTTTAAGTCTGTAGTCTGAGGATGTGTTGTAAGAAACTGAACTTGATGAGGATGTTATATAACCTCTAGTTGATCCTGACCTTGAAAACATTATGTGATTATCTGTACCACTTCCATCTCCATCTAAAATCAGACCCCAAGAAGAGCCGTGATTAATGTTCATCTTACAGTCTTCAGCCGTTGAGGTTCTGTTTATAAGAATTTTACCTGACGAGTCGAGGCGCATACGTTCTGAGCCGCCAGCACTAAAACTTAATGTGTTAGCCCAAAGGTCTAGATTCTTAGACCCTTGCTTTGATGCTATTTGTAATGTTGTACTACTTGGTGCAGAAATCTCAAAACCATGACTTCCTGTTGTTTGTAAAACAGCTATCGTACCATTACCAGAACGGGTAACATCAAGCGGTGCAACTGGCGAACTCGTCCCAATACCAACGTTAGAGCCACTAACTGTTATAACATCATTAGGGTCATTTACAAACTCAGCATCAGCTTCAGCTTCCGTGTATCCATCAACAAGTGTGACAGATGATTTACTTCCTATATATCCAGCCATATTATGTTTGCTCCAATACACTCACGATAACGTCACAAGATGATGCAGTGTCAGATGTTACAATTACAGTATCTGTAGTCTCCAAGATGATCTTACCATCTAACACTGATAGAGCCGCCCCAGAGGGTATCGGTGCGCCTTTGATGACGTATGCTCCAGCCGCTTGGACATCCACTTTGATCTGTGACGTTGTTCGGTTTGCTAAGTTACACCCGATCATTACTGAGGTAGTTGCTGATGGGACTGTGTATGTTGTAGTAGCACCCGTCCCAACGGATGCACTTGTGTAATTCTTGAATGTATTTGCCATTTTTGATTATCCTAATGCTATGCTCAAAGCTAATGCTTCGTCAGTTGTTCCGTATCCAGCAGTAGCGTGGTTTCCCCACCCGTGAGCCGTGTCAGCTTTAGTGCCTTGTGCGCCTGTAGCGTACCCAGCAGACGCATGATTGCCCCAGCCATGTGCAGTGTCTGCCTTAGTGCCTTGAGCCGCTGTAGCGTAGTCTGAAGAGGCTGTAGCGGCGGCTGTTCCTAGTGTCGGATTGCCCGATAGTGATGCGTAGGCACCATCAAAGAAACTGTCAGTAATTCCGTAGCCAGCTAATGTAGTCGGCTTGCTAGTTAGAGAGGCGAAGGCGTGTACGTGGGATGCTACTGCGTAAGCAGAGGCGGCTGTAGTTGCCGCTGTCCCTAGTCCTAAGTTTGTTCTTGCAGTCCCAGCGTTTGCTAGGTCAGACAGATTGTTAGCTTTGAGTGCCGCTGAAGATTGTGCCGCAATGGATGCGTCCTTCGCAACTACAGACGCATCACGGGCGGCTTCAGATGCCGCTTGTGCTGTCTCTGCATTTGTTTCAGCTGTCTCAGCGTTTGCTTGTGCTGTTGCCGCGCTGGCGGCTGAAGTCGATCCTTCTGAGGCTTTTGTTGTTGCCGTAGATGCTGAAGTAGCCGCATTGTTTGCTTGGGTTGTTGCAAGGGCAACTTGTGCTGTTGCTAAAGTAACTTGAGCCGCACCATTGGTAGTTGCGTCTGTTGCCGAGTTTGCACTTGCAACTTTACTGGCTTCAGATGCTACGGCTGATGCGGCGGCTTCTGAGGCTTTTGTAGTTGCTGAAGTTGCAGATGATGCCGATGAAACACTAGCGGCTAGAGCATCTGCTTTGTACTGGTTTGTGGCAGACAGCGAAGCACTGGCTGAAGCTGAACTTGCGGCGGCGTCTGTTTGACTGAGGGCGGCGGCTGTTGCTGAAGAGGCGGCATTTGCGACTGCCGCATCAATTGCATTTGTTTGTGTGTTAGTTACACCAGAGGTGTTGTAAAAGCTGGTCTTTGATGCCATTAGTATTAATCCTCATAATAGTGCGTAGGTCTGACAACTTGATTGACACCAGATTGCTCAGAACTGTTTGCGTGTTCCTGTATCTCAGCAAGGAAAGACCCAGACTTTTGGTCAAAGATTGCACCACGTTCATCTAAGAAGTAATCAGCCGCATAAGAAAGAGCTGTGTATGTAAGAAGGTCAGAAGCAATGTTAGTCAGCATGTTTGTATCACTGTCGCTTGTCAGTGGGTCTTGCTCTGCATAGTAGTTAAGAAACAAAGAGCCACTACTAGGCATTGGGTGTATCTTTAGATTACCTTGCTCACGACAGAAGAACCTCGGTGATCCTAGTTCACCAGTCTTCTGATACTGTACCATCTCATGTAGAGGTATGCGTGTTAATGAGTTACCATCGTAATACAGTTCGATAACCTCAAGTAAGTCAGCTGGCATTGTTACTTTTGCTATGCCTGTTTCTGATGTTACGTCATATGTATTCTGCTTTTCCATTGCTGGGACACGTAGCTGTCTTTGTATTCTAGTGATTGCTTGATCAATGAAGGTGTCAGCCAAAGCATTCGAACAGTCACTACGATTTAGAAGAGCAATAAAGTGTGCTCGGATTTCACCTTTGTTCATTTTAAATCCTCTTGTTGGTTGTGAGGAACATATCTAAGTCCTCGTTCTTTAGTTTACGGACAATCTCTGAACCTTTGGCTTCCCAGATATTGAATCCTTCTCGCATCCACTTCTCGACAATAGCTGTCGGTATGGAGGCTACTCTCATCATCTCGCCTGTAGGCTTCGAACCACTATTGTTTCGAGCGTCTTTCAGATCGTCTAAGAACGATTGTGAGATGTGCTGTGTGTGCTTTTGAAATAGGTCTCCGTGGTCACTCACGAAGTCTGTTTCAGTTTGTAATAATGTCGGCTGTGTTTTGTCAGTCATTTTGCTACCCTTAAAACGTAAAAAGGCCACCCACGGACAACAGTAAGGAGAGCAAAACCTGTGTGTCTGTGGGTGGCCTAGTAAAGACCTATTAGTGGTCTATTTTGGACTTATGATAATCCAGTGATTTTCACTGAGTCACCAAAGTTTGTGTGTTTACAAGAAACCTCACCAACGATGTGATGGCGATCTGAGTCACCATTCTTCGCTAGTAGTGTTCTTGTGAATGGACGCAACGTACATGTTTTGAACATTGTTGGGTCTATTAGTAGTGCGTGAGTTGTCTTTAACTCGCGGTTCAATACTACTCTGTATTCGCCGTAAGGGCTCACATATAGATCAATCGCATTGACCAATGTTTTGCCTTGTGAGATTTCACGATTACGACCAGATGCCGCTGAGAAACCAGCAACGATTTGTGCATCAGCTGGCTTGATCATGAATGTGTCAACATCAGAACCATTGTCGTATGCTGTTTGACCAGCTAACAATAGTTTTGCTTCTGTTAAAGCATCTGTTGAGTTTGAACCAGCGTCTACGCCTGTAGAAATTTGGTTTAAGATAGAAGTCATCTTACGTGCTGTTGAAGCATTACCAGCAACTGCGGCTTGCTCTACGCCAACCATTGCACGTTCAAAGTCTTTCTTAATTTCCTTTAACTTCTTAGCTAATTGGTGTGCAGTTTCCTTTGCACGACCATATGTAGCTACTGCATCAGCTGTTGCTGATACTTGGAAGGCTTTAGACATGATCTGAGTGTTGTTTGTACGCTCAGTTGCATCTGTCAATGTTGCCATTGATGCGTCGGCTCCCTCAACTACAGCGTTTACAGCTGAGTCTGCTAATGAATCTTCAAGGAATGAGAAAGTTCTAGCTGATACTTTTTCGTCTTTGAACATCGCAATACAGGGCGTAGCGAATGGTGAAATGTTGGTAATGATGTCTGAAACATCTTCCTTTTTACCAACTTGGTTATAAGTTGTATATGTACTCATTTAATTGTTCCTCACAATTTTAGGATTAAGTTTAAGAAGATTTAATCTTCCCAGCGGCTCATGAGTGCGTCTGCAATATCATCAAGGTCTTTAGCACCACTCAGCATATCCATTTGCTTCTGTTGATTAGCTTTCTGGATAGTCTTTTTAGAGGGTGGTGCTTTCTTGGAACTAAGAACCTTCTTGCCACTTTTCGACTTTTTCAGTTTGGCCTTGGCTTTCTTGCTGTTGGCGGACTGTTTTGATTGGTCGTAAAGTCTGGCTTTGTTAATCAGCATGATGACCTGTGGGTCTGTGTACTGATCGACTTGATCCTTGGGTAATCCCGATTTGACAGCATAGTCACGAATATCTGCATAGAGTTCGTTGCCCCAGTCAGGCAGTTGATCTTGGAGAACCTTGACGCAATCTGCGGCGGCCTCTCTAGTTGCTTGCTGGTGCTGTTGCTGTGCTTGGGATACAAGCTGACCACTTTCTTCCTGTAGGAACTTTAAGTCGTCTTCTGCTTGCTTCGCGTCTTGGCGTAGTTGAGAGAATGTTTCTGCATCCATCTCGCGTGACGCTACTAACATATCAATGTCAGCGTAAGGTTTGTACCTAGCTTCTGCGCGTTCCAATAACTTCTGATATGACATCTGCGTTTGAGCCAGTTGTTCTTCTGACTGCTTTCGCTGGGTAGCCAAATCTTGAGACTTTTTAGTTAGAGATGCTTCTTGACCATAAAGCCGCTTTAAATCCTTTACAGATACCTTCTTGGACTCACCATTGACTGCAATGTCTACAACCTGATCGTCAGAAGCCGCTAGAGGTTCGTCGTCCTCTTCATCGTCTTCGTCTATATCATCATCGACATCTTCATCTTCGGTGTCATCTTCGTCAGGGTCTTCAAGTTCTAATTCGTCTTGATCGTCCTCTTCATCGTCTATTTCATCTTCATCTACCTCTGTCTCGGCAAGGTCTTCAGATGTTGCATCTTCTACTTCGACTTCAGATAAGGTTTCCCCGTCGTCCCATCGTCCTAAGATTGCGTCTGCCGCATCATCAACATCTAATGCTTGCGGCTCAGAGTTTACGTTTTGCTCGTTGTTCATGGAGCAGTCTCCTCTTGGCTGTTGTCGCCGTTCTGCTGTTCTACAATGCTGTCACGCACTTGAACTCGCTGTTTTAAAGTATCAACCACGTCAACTAAGGCTCGATAGTGGTTGTAGGCTTGTTCTCTTTTGTCTTTGTCGGAAGGCTCCGTATTTACAAATGTTTGGAAGGTTCTTTCGACAAGTTCATTGATAACTGAGTTGAAGGCGGAACCGCTAAGTACGGCTCCAGCTTCATCACCAGCCACCACAAGTTGCTCTTCTTGTGTAGACATGTAGTTCTCTCTTTTTGGTTAAGGTTGCTTATCCGTTAGGACTTGCGATTGCTCTGACATCATCAGCAGTTCTTGCGATCTCTAGTTCCTCTAAGTTCACGAACTCTTTGTGTTCAAACTCAGTCTCATTAAGGTCTTGCTTGTCAGATTGTAGGGCAAATGCTTGTTGAGCCTTCATAGTGTCTAGCTCATGTTTCATTTGCCTCATTTGTGCATCAACTTGCACCTTCATTTCAGCGACAGCTGTTTGTCGTTCTTGAAGTTGCATTTGTTGCTGTGCCATCTGCATCTGCATCTCTGCATTTGGATCAGGTGGCGGTGGAGGTATCATCGCTGGGTCTGTTAAGAAGTCAGCAACATTCTTGATACCTGATTTCTCTAATACTGATGCCAGCATCTTGAACTTGTTCTGCGGAGAGTACATTTGTCCAAGGGTAGGATCAGCGGAGAATAGTTGATGGAACGACAAGTGCTTTTGCACCAGCTGCTCCTGATCGCCGTAGCCCAAGTGGAACTCAACTTGTACGTCACGTTTATCAGCCCATTGCGATGGGTCGATAGGGACATAACGTCCAGCTAACTCAACAATCTTCTCTTCAGACTCGTTCTCTACAACTAATGAATAGACCATTGAGAATAGAGGCTTTAGGAAGTTGTTCGCAAAGTTACGCGCTATGATCTTCTGTCGCTGTTGGCTCATTGTAGCTAACTGCTCGACCATTGCCGCTGAGTTTTGTTTGCTTATAGCGTCTTTATTAAGACCTTGGGACAGACGAGAGACACCAGAGGTATCTTCTTTATCCTCGTCTAACATCTGAATAGTCTGGAATACAAACGGGTTCAAAGATGCTTGAGGCATAGGGGCAATTGCATCAGGGCGTGATACGTTCACGATACCACCGACACGATTGTCTATTAGTTCTCTTGGGTTCGTAAGACCACCTTTAACCACTGTATAACGTGGGTTGTTAGTGACCATAGCGTGATCAAGAATAGAACGTGTTAATACTGTACGTGCATTTTGTATTCCTAATAGTTTCTCAGCAAAGTTGTTGCCGTGAAAAGCATGTGGAATAGGTAGTGGCACGAATGCTACGAATGGACGTCTGTTTACTATCTCTTTCTCAAGTAAGATGTTTGATGCTTTGACTATTTTGTAGAGTTCAGCAACACCAGTTCCTTCAACATCTAGCTCAATGAAAGCCTCGACCACAGTTACTTGTCTAGTTTGACGCTGGTATCCTTTTGCATTGAAGCCTCGGTCTGCACCTATGTCATCAAAGCGAGAAAGTATCTCAGGGTCGTTGTCAAAGTCTGTGTCTTCATTGTCAGAGATTTTAGCAACTAAGTCTTCGTCGTAGCCCATCTCGATAAGTTCAGAGATAGACTTCTTAGTTCTATGTGCACAGAAGCTAACGTCATCTAAAGACTTTGCCTGTGGTTCAATCAAGAACTCTTCTGGTGCAATAGCCTCAACCTTAACCTGAGATGTGTCACGGGTTACACGTAGCTCACCAGAGAACATACCAGCTTCTTCAGTAAGTTCTTCGATCTCTACATTATCCTCTGCTAGAAGAGCATCAAGTTCTTCCTCTGTGAGATTTTCGACATACTCAAGTGTACTTTCGTCTTGCATACACCAATAAACTTTAGCAACGCCAGCACGAGCAATAAGGCCATCGTGAATTACTGTCTGCATAGTTTCAAACAGGTTGTTTTGGCGATGTAGAACGTAGTCGGTGTACTCTGTGCAGACTTCAGCTGTAGGAACATCATCAGCATTCTGTGGTGAGAACCTGAGTGTTTTGTTTCCTGTGCTGAATGTCTCCAGCAAAGCCGCCTTCATACTTTCTACAGCATCATAAACGTCCTGACTTACATACTTACTATTACCATCATGCGCTGGGCGTGGCAGTTTAGCACTGTAGTAGTCCATTACCTGTCGGCGTTCTTTTGACAGCTCAGAGTCATAGTATCCAATGGAACGTCTTAGGTTAGTATCTACTATGGACACAACCTGATCGTCGTCGAGTTTTTTATAATCTTTATTTGATTTCATGTCTAAACCATCTCAATATAGTAATCGTCAACTGCATCTATGGGCTCCCAAGCACCTTCATGAATATGATTGGCTAGGGCTAAACTCATAACGCAGTCATCAAAGCATCCAGCTTCCGCCTCCATGCCGCCACTTTGTGTGACGATGTATGTTAGCATTTCCCGAATAGTGACTTTATCGTTTAGTTCGATCTTACCCTCTCGAACTGAGGCTCTGAGTTCATCAATGATCAGAGGTTTTGTCTTGGATGTAGTAGTAAAGCCTAACTTGATTGTCTCTTTGTCAGTTAGTTTATCTACTTGTACTTCTGTGTAGAAGTTGGGGTAGGCCATGTCTTTCCCAAGACGGGTACATGTTAGAATACCATGGCTGTTGTTCTCTACAATTATGTAGGCAAAGTTGAAGAACTCACCTAGCTTATAGAGGACAGTTGCAAAGTAATCAGGATGAACTTGGGCACGATAGGTTGCCACCTGTCGTTTCTTGCTGTCGAGAACTTGGGCAACCGACCAGTCACCACCTCTGACACCCATAGCAACGTCTGCTCCTATGGTGTACTTCTCGCCATCATCTAGTTTGCGGTAGGTTGTCAATTCCCCACGCATGTTCTCAAGCCAGTCTTCACCTTCCAGTGCTAGACGTGCTTCGATGTCTCTTGATTTCTTCAAGTCATCTTGTAATGACTCTGGATTAAACACAGGACGCCCAGTGGTTAAGAAAGCCTCTTCGGGCTCCGC